ATCTGCCCCCGTGCAACAGGTTGTCGCCTCTAGCCGAGGTGCTAGTGGAAGAAAAATGTCACGCAAAGTAAAATTGACACCCAGTCAGGTAGCAATAGCTAAACGACTGAATGTGCCATTAGAAGAATATGCTAAGCATGTTGAATGAAGGAGTATAAAATGACAGAAGAAGTTAAAAATCTAGAAGTCACTTCAGACCGAAACTCTAGGTCTGCCGAGACACGAGCCTCTCAAACTCGCAGAAAGCCTTGGACACCCCCGTCTATGTTAGACGCACCCAAACCTCCTCCTGGATATCAATTCAGGTGGATACGTGAAGCTACAAGAGGAATAGATGATAAATCTAATATGTCTAAACGTATTAGAGAGGGATATGAACCTGTGAGAGCAGAAGATTATCCTAATTTCGAAGCCCCGACTATTGAAGAAGGTAGAAACACAGGAGTTATAGGTGTTGGAGGATTAATTCTCGCTAAAGTACCGATTGAGATCGCTGCAGAACGGACTGCTTATTTTGAAAATGAAGCAAAAACGGCGATGCAAGGTGTTGATCACAACTATATGCGAGAAAGCGACCCTAGAATGCCGATTAAGGATAGTGATATCCAACGGACTTCAAAGGTCGAATTTGGTAGTAGGAATAATTCCGACGATTAATAATAACTTGTAATAGCAAAGGAGATAATTTATGGCTAATACAGATAAACCTGATGGGTTTACCCCCGCATTTCACATGTATGGTGGTGTTATTCGTCCTGCAAGAATGAGAATATTGAGTACTTATGGAACAGCTATTTATAGCGGTGACGTGGTTACTCTTTCAAGTGGTTATGTTAACCAAGCAGGCGCGACTGATACTCCTATAGGTGTTTTTTATGGGGTTTATTATAATGCGTCTGACGGCACACCTACGTTTTCTAAGATATGGACAGCAAGCACCGCAACACAAGGTAGCGCTGATGCCGTAGCTTTAGTATATAACGATCCTGGGATCGCTTACGAAGCTCAATTTACAGCAGGTACTCCTGCAGTAAGTTTTATCGGCGGTAAATACACCCTCTCAACAACTGCAGGTAGTTCAACTACTGGCAGGTCGAAAGAAGGTGCTACAGCAACTACTTCAAGTGGTGTAGCTTTGTGTGTAGGCTTTAATTTAGCACCAAGTAATGCAATAGGTGCTTATGCAAGAGCTTACTTCACGTTCCCAACTTCAACATTCGCAGTCTGATTAGGAGAATAACATGGCGATAAACAGAGCACAACTCGTAAAAGAACTTGTTCCTGGACTTCATGCTCTCTTTGGACTAGAATATGAACGTTACAACAATGAACACGAAGACATCTTTGACACTGAAAGTTCTGAAAGAGCTTTTGAGGAAGAAGTAATGTTAAGTGGATTTGGGGAAGCACCCGTTAAGGGTGAAGGCGCGGCTGTCATCTACGATACTGCACAAGAATCGTGGACTGCTCGTTATACTCATGAAACAATTGCACTGGCATTTGCCTTGACAGAAGAAGCAATCGAAGATAATCTCTACGATACACTTTCTTCTCGATATACAAAGGCACTAGCACGTTCGATGCAACAAACGAAGCAAGTTAAAGCAGCTAATGTTTTAAATAATGGCTTCAGTTCATCGTATGTAGGAGGAGATGGTAAAGCTCTTATGACTACCGATCACCCTACTGTAGCAAATGTGGATCTGATAAATGAGTTGTCTACGGCAGCAGACCTTAATGAAACATCTATGGAACAAGCACTGATTGATATTGCTAATTTCAGAGATGAAAGAAACTTAAAGGTTAATGCAATGGCTAGGAAAATGATAATTCCGCCTGCATTGCAGTTCGTAGCAGATAGGCTTATGGAAACTCCAGGACGTGTCGGAACATCTGACAATGATATTAACGCAATCCGAAACATGGGAATGGTCTCAGAAGGATATGCTGTTAATCATTATTTAACAGATACGGACGCATGGTTTCTCAAAACTGACGTTCCTAACGGACTTAAACATTTCGTTAGAACCTCTGTATCAACCAATATGGAAGGAGACTTCGAAACTGGTAATGTAAGATACAAGGCTAGAGAACGATATAGTTTTGGGTGGAGTGACTGGAGAGGCATTTTTGGTTCACCAGGCGCTTAAGTTTAAAAATCTTACAAATATGTAAGTGGAACCCGTGATGCGGGGGTTTCTCTCTCAACCCGCATCAAACTTAAGTTTTTCTTTATCTTTATTTCATTTAGAAGTAATATTAAAGGGAACTTATTAACTAGGGCTTATTAATTTTTGTTTTATCGACTGACCTAGCAGACGAGCCGAGACGATAAGACTTATTTCCAAGGAGGAAATTAT